TCCTATTCCACTGGATAATTTTAACATTCAATTTTATCATTCAAACACAGCAAATCAATTTGTTTTTGGTATCAGCAAAGGTGTAACAACAGCAACATTAAGCACCAGTGGGTGGTATTTGCAATTGGATTATCTATCACCGAATGATATTACCTAAAAAATAGCATAACTTAATTTAAATGTTATTTTTGCTTAAATACGAATGTTAATTAACAAACACAAAACAAACCTTATAAGGAGAAAATACTATGTCAGCGGCAAGTAATTACACAGAAGACAAAACGCTGGACTTTTGGTTAAAGGCCAATAGTGCGGCAACAACAGCACCAACTACGGTGTATGTGGCATTATTCAATTCAGACGATTCAGCAGGCGGAACTGCGGACAACCTAGAAGAAGGAACAATCACAGATGAATGTGGTGGCGGTGCTTATGCACGTCAATCAGTGACATTTGGAACGGTTTCAGGTGGTTCAGTATCTAATTCAGGCAACGTGACTTTTCCAGCGGCAACAGATGGCAACTGGGGAACTATTACACACGTGGCAGTAATGGATGCTTCTTCAGCAGGCGAAGTTCTGTTTTATGGTGCACTAGATACATCAAAAACAATCGACAGCGGCGATACATTCCAAATTACAACTGGTAATTTAACGGTATCATTGGCCTGATACGTCATAGGGGATTGACCCGTGGCGGATTTCAGTTATGTCACCTTTGATTATTTTGACACCACTGATTTAGGAACCAGTGGAGGTAGTCCTTCTGGCACAAGTTATGTTGCCAGAGCAGTTGATCAAGAATACGTAGAAACAGGTTATGTTGCTGACGGATACGTTGCCAGCATACTTGAAGGCATAAGTGATACACAGGGTAATTTTACCCTAACCGCCACAACAGGCGAAATACTAGAAGGCACAACTTCATTAGTATCAACGTACACGTTGACCGCTAGTGGAGGCAAGATTAAAACAGGCACGCTTACAACAAGCAGTCAATTTGTCGTAAGCGTAGCAGGTGGTATATTACACTATGGAACATCAAGTCTAGATGTTTCAGCAACACAAACAACCACAGCATCAAAAACAAACAATGCAACCGTAAGCGTTGACGCACAAGGTAGCATTGTTGCTTCGGCGGAAAGATTGCGTGGATCAAGTTCAACACTTACAGCACAGGCAACAACTACCACAACAGCACAAAAAGTAAATGGTGGTAGTGTTACTATATCAAGTGCGTTATCATTCTCACTTGAAGCAAGTCAAATCAAACGTAGTGCTACACTACAGGCAAGTTCAGGAACGCTAACAGCGGATGGTGATGCAATAAGAAGTGGTGTTGCAACACTAGGTTCAACAGCAACACAAACAGCAGATGGTGTTCAAACAAAACAAGGCATAATAACAATAACAGGTGCGGGTGCTGTTGTTGTTGCGGCAGGTAGAATACATCCAGGAGCAACATTACAAGCAAGTGCAGGCACAATGAGTGTTGATGCAGACGTCATAAGAAATGGCGTTGCAACACTTGAAATGAATGCACACGATGGAGTGACTTGGGCAAACTATGGTGCTTGGAATCATGACACACAACAGATTTGGGGACCAACACTTTACGTTTCTAATGTTGACATATTCTTAAGTGGTCAAGCAACAATTAGTGCAAGTGCTACACTTACAGCAAGTGGTGTTCAAACAAAACAGGGCATATCACTAGAAGCAAGTGCAGGAACACTAACAGCAAGTGCCGCCAAGATACATTCTACCGCGGTTGCTAATTTACAAGCATTTAACACAACGGTAATTGCTGGAACAAAAGATACAGATGCAACTGCTACACTATCAAGCGAATTCAGTTTAAGTTCAAATGCTATATTCCAAGTATCAGGTGTAGCAACACTTGATGGTGCATTAGGATTCCAAGTAGAAGCGGTCACAACAAAACGTGGTATTGTATTACAAGCAAGTTCAGGCACATTAACAGCGGACGGTGTTCAAACCAAACGTGGTACAACTGATCTATCTGCATTCAACACACAACTAACGGTTGGTAGCAGAGTAAGAACTGAAGGTGCTACATTATCAGCAAGTGCTTCGTTGACATCAAATGCAAGACAGGATCATAGACCATCACCAACACTAGCATCTCAGTTTACGGTTGATGCCAATGGTGGTATATTGTTAAGATCAACTGCATCAATGACTGCATTTAATAGTGTATTAAGTGCATTGACGATATATATTATAGATCCATTTAGGGTTTATAGTGTAGATTCAGAGTCAAGAACGCTTATAATCGAACAAGAGGAGCGAAAATTTGCGGTATTACCGGAGAATAGGTTAAATAACATTGAACAAGAAACACGAGGATTCACTCTTAAGAGTGAAACAAGAGGTTTAGTTATACAACCTCTAACTTTAGTTGAACAATTAAATCCTCTAGACAGGAGAGAAGGTTAATGGCAACACTTACAGGTTTCCAACAAGACAGGGTAGGGCATTATATAGAAAAAGATCCTTATTCAGTGCTAGATTATTCACTGGATTGGACCAACTGGATGCCCAGCGGCGATACAATTTCAAGTATTACAATCACGGCGGAAACTATTAGTGGTGACGCGGCACCTTTAACAATTGATTCATCAACAAACACAAATTACATAGCAACAGCAAATATCTCAGGCGGCACAGCAGGCAATATCTATAATGTAGAATACAAAATTGATACAACCAACGGACTAAAGGATTCAAGAAACTTTAGGATCAAAGTCGTAGAGAGACAAATATAATGGATGAAAATAACAAATCAACACCAGTAAAAAAATACAAGACAATAGACAGAGACCTAGTCTATAAACTTGCTTGTATCCAATGCACACCTGAAGAAATTGCTGAAGTGGTAGGAATAACCACTGCAACACTTAAAAGACGTTTTGGTGATTTGTTAGAAAAAGGAAAACAAGCAGGCAAAAAAAGTTTGCGTAGAGCACAATGGGACAAAGCACTTAATGGTGATACCCGTATGCAGATCTTTTTAGGCAAGCAGTATCTAGGACAAAAGGATACACCGGAAGATGGCGAAAACAAAGCACCTCTTCCATGGGAGGACTAAACTATGGCATTTGATAATCAACAGAAAACATTTACAGCACCGTACGGTATTGCTGTAAGAAAAAATTTATATGACGGTGTATCAGGAATTGATAAATTCGGATATTTGCCAACAGCAACAACAAGTTTTAAAACCATTTGGGATGGTGATAATGTTTATACCTATCCAAGTTCAGCAACAACAATGAATGTTGTTTCAAGTGCTGGTGCAACAGATGACGCTAAAGAAATTACAATTGAAGGACTAGATTCAGACTATAATGTAATTACGGAAACCGTGACGCTTGGCGGTGATAGTGCAGGCGGAACCGCTACCACTCAAGAATTTTTAAGAGTGTATCGCGCCTATGTTGCAAATGGGACAAGCGTCACAGGAAACATTACCATCCAACAGGGCGGTGTTGTGTATGCTAAAATTCAACCAGACTACCAACAAACACTTATGGCGGTTTATACCATACCAAAAGACAAGGTAGGATATCTTGTTTCAGGCAACATAAGTGTAGAAAAGAATCAACCCGTTGTTGCACAACTTATGGTAAGACGTGTTGGAGGTGTGTTAAGAACACAAGGATTGATTACATCATTTGGTGTACCATTTCAACGTAAGTGGGAATTACCACCGGTGCTACCAGAAAAAACAGATATTGAAATTAGAGCAAAAGCAGGGGCAACAACTAGTATTGCCGGTGGTTTTGAAATTGTGTTGGAGGACAAATAGTGCCATTAAGTCAACCACAAAAAGAAATTTGCCAAAGTGCTGTCCAAAATCGCTTCGTTATCAGCGTGACAGGCCGTCGTTTTGGTAAGACCCACGTGGCAATGAGAGAATTGGCAAGACACGCATCAAAACCAGATCAACAGGTTTGGTATGTTGCACCTTCATACAGAATGGCAAAGGGCATTGTTTGGGATCAACTAAAAGGCAAACTAAAAGACCTACGTTGGATTGATCAAAGCAATGAAGCAGAATTAAAATTGAGATTAAAAAATGGATCCGTTATACATCTTAAGGGTGCTGATAATCCTGATAGTCTTAGAGGCGTTGGTTTGGATTTTATTGTATTAGATGAATTTCAAGATATTGATCCTAGGGTATGGACAGAAGTTTTAAGACCTACACTATCTGACAAGGGTGGTAAGGCAATGTTTTTAGGAACACCAAGAGGCGTTGGCAGTTTTAGTCATGAAATGTTTGTTATGGCACAAAACACAGATGGTTGGGCGGCACATACATACACAACATTAGATGGCGGCAATGTTCCTGCAGATGAAGTAGAACAAGCAAAACGTGATATGGATCAAAAAACGTTTGAACAGGAATACCTAGCAACATTTAACACATATTCAGGTGTTGTATACTACAACTTTGATAG